TGGGATTTTTAGGCTATTCATAATATGGAATTAACGATAGACTTAATATAAAGCGCAATAGATATGCAGCAAGTTAATCAACAATTCCAAGAGATTCTCGATGCCGCTAAGGAGAAGCGTGGAGATTCAGCTGTTGACACGATGATTGTTTCATCGCATCTAGCACAGATGCGAATGTTTATTCTTAGGCGTGGCGTTGAATTTTTTGCAGATCAAGATTCATATGGTGCTAGACGTGAGTTCCTAAAAGAAGTTTATGACAAAAATATGCTTGAGATGAAACTCGAAAGCATTATTGATTACTTCTTATGTGATGGACAAGGTCTCTTCTACTTCAGACCATCTGGTGAGACATATCAACTGCTCTATTTCCCTAAAGACAGCTACCGTGCTTATCGAGATCAAAACGGTGAGCTTAGCAATGTAGAACTCATTTATAGCTTTGCAGTCAAAGAGCCCACCCTTGCTGACATATACGGTACGCCAGGCAACCGTGGTGGTAAAAAGAAATATATCAGACTTAAGGTCTTTAAAGATAAGATCATTCAGAGTATCTCGAATGAAAAGATTGCGTTTGAAACAACAGATGGGCCCGGACGTCTTGCTCAAGGTGGACAAGAAGAAGAGCTGACAAATAGTCTTGGTTTCATTCCAGCTGTCGAAGTGTTCAATCACTTAGATTGCACAGGAGAAGCAACTGGATCTGGTGAGTTTGATTGGTTATCCAACCAGATTCTGTTTCACGATGAACTGGTAAGAAACGTCCGTAAGAACATGAAGTTCTTCGGTAACCCCACATTGGTCTCTAGCCGCCCTAAGCACGACATTTTGGAGAGCGGGGATGAGAGTAGCTTCAAGCCTACAATTAGCTCACAGGCGGGCTTCTATGACGCCTCACGGCCTAGCACACGCACTAGTCAACCCTTTGGTGCTGCCGGTGTAGATGGTCAGATCAAGGTGCCGAGGGTAATTGCAAATCTGGAGCCAACTGATCGTGTTTCATACATGACACCTGATGCCGTGAGTGGTGATCAGAATATGTATGTAAAACAGTACCGATCAGAAATCAGATTGGCATTAGGTGGAGTTGATGACATTGATATTGGCACTGCTAGCACTGCTTATGAAATGAAATCCCTATATGGCCGTGTATCTGCAACTGCTGAGAAAAAATGCAAAGCACTGTTTGATCATGGCTTGTGCAGGCTAATGAGCATGATGATTCAACACGAAGAGTTTCTCTTTGAAGAATCTTTCTCGCAAGCAATGGGTTTGGAGAAACCTCGAATCCCACTGCCTGAGGAGTTTCAAGAGGATCCAGCTGAATACGAAAAAGCGTTAGCTAAGTATCAGAAGGAATTTACAAAGTTCCTTGATAAACGTGCAAAAGTATTTGATGCTAGTATTAATCAAGGCATCATTCCTCAAGGTGTCACTGGATTAATTCCAGACGGCTCAGCTAAAGTTTCTTGGCGCTGGACAGGGGATATTTTTGAAGAAGATTCACAAGGAATTCTAAATAACAGCATTGTTGTTCGTAACTTACAAGAACTCGGTGTTGATTCTATTGAAGCACTTAAATATCTGTTTCCCAGCAAAACTGAAGAAGAACGCTCAGCCATGTTGACTGGTTATCCATTCCGAATGGTTCAACAGTCACAACAAGCTTTTAATACATTCATCGGGATGCTCGGTCAGCTGTATCAGCTCCCACATCCTCAGATGCCAAATCAGCCACTAGCTGCTGATCCGAATCTTGATATCACAGGGTTCCTATATAGATCACTCGAATTTTTACGTAAGGAGTTAAGTTACAGTGGAAAGTACAAGCCAGACGATAGCGGCACCCGCGCCAGCACCCTCAGCGATGCCGACCGCAAGCGTGCCCAGCTTGGGTTACCAACCCGCGATGAGCGCCCCGTCGCCCTCCCAAGTTCCCCAGACGGTACCGGGGCTGGTAATGCCTCAGGTACAGGCGTCCGCCCAAGCGGCCCCGGTTTACCAGCAGGCGGCGGCCCCGCAGGCTTCGGCGGCCAATCCGTGGCAGGACGCGTTCCAGGCGCTGAGCGCAAGCCTGAATACGCCTCAAGCGTCCCAGGCCCCGGCACAATACTCGGCGTATCAGACACCAACCCCGCAAGTCAATACACAGGCCAACTGGAGTTCCCAGCAGGCGATGCCGACCTACGCTCAGCAAGCTTCAACCCAGGGCTATACGGCCCAGGAAGTCAGAGGTCTGCTGGATCAGCAGCAACAGCAAATCCTAAGTCAGGTCCAGCAAAGCGGAAGCGGAAGTCCTGATTCCTATCTGAGCGCAGTTTCAGATGTATCTCTTGAAGTTCTAGAGCATTTTGGGTCTGAAGCACCTGCACTACTCAATAACTATGCGTGTGCCGTAGAAGATGCCCTGATTGAGCAGGTTGGACGTAACCAGTCCATGAATGTGATGCTTGACGCTGCTAGTGAAGAGCGTTCGGCAATGAACATCATGCTGACTGACCCTGACATCCTTGCTGATTACGTCAATGGTTTCTTCGGCATGGATGGCCCATATCCAACCTTGACAGACGCAGAAGCCGCTCAAGTGCAAGAGTATCAAGCACGTCAGCAATTCGAAGCAGAGATTCAGCATCAGGAAGAGCGTGGAGTACCTACAAACTTCCAACGTCCACAAATGGATATGCCGACACCTGGACGTGCACAAGCACCTCAACGAACTTTCTGGGGTGACTTCAGCCAGATGATGGATAACAATCCTGAGCAAGCTTGGCAATTCTTGTCTGGGGCACCTCAGCAAGCATTCCAGAGCAAAATGCTTGTCCAAGACTATTGATTAAATAGGGGATATTTTAAATCCCCTACAATAGAAATATTGATAAACGTATAAAGATGGCTCAACGTATTCAGCAAATGCCAGAAAGTGCAATGCCATATGCACGTAAAGCTCTCCCATTCTCGTCACTAATGCGAGGCAACGGAGCAATGAATCCTCCCGGCGTTGGCTTGAGGGGTCCTGACGATGGAGGCAATTTCTCTAAGTCATATGCCAATGCTCAAGACCAGCGTAATGCTGAGCTTAAGATGCAAAATGTCAGACAGAATGAAATTGCTAGACAGCCTCAATTAGTGGCAGGTGCTCAAGGTCAAGCACGTAAGGACATTGCTGAGATTAGTGATCAGCAGTTTAAAGACCAACGGTATATGAACAACTACCTGTCAAACGTAATTGAAGAAACATCTGGTGGTGGTGCAATTAAATCTCTTGCATATGAGCCAGAATTCGCAAAGGCTCGAAATGCAGTTGCCGTGGCACAGATGTTTGCTCAGAGAACAGCACCTGAGATTGGACAACTACTTGTTGAACAAAAACTCTACGCTTAATTGACTAGAATATAAACAGTTAGTTGCTGGATAACTGTGCTTCGTAAAGCTGGCGAAAAACCTTGTGGGTGTCAACATTCTGATCCTGAAGTGTTCCAAACTATTTGGAAACATCTAAAGACTGATGGTGTCCCTGATCAGGCTGCTAATCAAATGGCAGCGGAGATGTTGCAGCATGGTGAAGACTTTGAAAGCAGCGTAGAACTCTATCAACAGTACGAAGATAATTACAGAAGCAAAGGCTTCAATGAACACGCTGCACAAGCCATGGCAGTAGAAGCGATGGAAGGAAGAGAAGAGCCTCCAAAAGAATCACTTAGGTTCGCAATGATTCGCGGCTAAGTGTTGACCTAGGTAGAATATTAGGCTACAGTTAGGTATATCGAGCAGAGAGAATATGCCACAACCAAGAATATCTGGAGATTCGGTTCGTGCATATCTACGTGATATTGGGCGTATCCCACTTTTGGAGCATGAAGAAGAAATCTTGTTAGGACGCAAAGTCCAGCGTTTGATGGAAATCTTGCAAGTAGAAGAGGACATCGGTCCAATTTCAGAAGAAGATCTTGCAAAGGTATTAGGCATCTCCACAAAAGATCTTAAGCGTCAGGTACGTGATGGCAAAAAAGCCAAAGATAAAATGGTGATGGCAAATCTACGTCTTGTTGTAAGTGTCGCTAAGAAATACACTAAACGGAATATGGAACTCTTGGATATCATCCAGGAAGGATCGATCGGACTTGTCCGTGGGGTTGAGAAGTTTGACCCTGGTCGTGGTTATAAGTTCAGTACTTACGCATATTGGTGGATTCGACAAGGCATTACTAGGGCGATTGCGGAGAAATCAAGAGCGATCCGCCTACCTATCCACGTTACGGAAAACCTCAATAAACTCAAGAAATCTCAACGTGAACTGAGCCAAATCAATGGTGAGATACCAAACGTCTTTCAACTTGCTGAGTACTTGGAACTTACTGTTGATGAAATCAAGGACTTGATGTGTAAGTCACGTCAGCCAACTTCTTTAGAAATCAAGATCGGTGAGAACAGGGATACTGCACTGATTGACCTACTTGAGGATGAAACCCAGCTGCCTGACACCTTGCTTGAGATTCAGTACATCAAAGAAGACATCCGTACTCTTATAAATGACCTGCCTGACATGCAAGCTGCCGTAATCAGCATGCGCTTTGGTATTGGTGAAGACGTCATGGAACCTATGTCTATGACAGCAATTGGGCAAGTATTGAACATGAGCCGTGATCGTGTTCGAACCCTTGAACAGAAGGCTCTTAAAGGCCTCAGGCTTGAGTCAAATACGCTTAGCGAGTATCTTTAATACAATAGAGATAAAGCGTGATGTATAAATGAACGTAACGCAAGAGGTTCAAAAAAATCATATTATATATGGTGCTAGTGATTACACAGCATCACATAGCCTTGCTGCTAGTCGATCATTGAACTATGCAGAAGGCTCATCAATAACTAAACCTGCACAGCAATCATGCTCAGTCATTCCATATACGTTTAGATATGAGGATGCAGTTGGTTTGTTTGGAGTGGAAAACTACTTCACACGAGTTCAGCTAGATATCACAGGTGACATTGTTTTCGCATGCTTTGCAGAAACAGGCTGGACCTGCGCCAACGTGGCAAACAGAGGAGATACTGACGCTGGATATACAACAGGTTTGGTAGATAGCTTTGCTGCTTGTACAGATAACCCAAATGGATATCTCTGTGCAAAAACTCCCGGAGATCGACTGCCATCTCTTGGTGCAGATACTTACGTCAGTGTCGATCTAAAGAACCTCAAGACAGGCAACATGAACGTAGACGATTGGTTAGATGTCCGTCTTTACACCATGAACCGTGAAGAGCATCCCTACGACAGGATGTGGGTTAGACAGCAAGACTATTTTTATATTGGTTTCCACGCAAGAAACACTCGACGATTACCGTTTGATGTTGCTTGCGTAATTGGACTGGAGTATGCCGACTACAACAATATTCCAGACAGGAAGATGATTATGAGACAGTGATGTCTCCACCAATTTCGTCCTGCTGTGAGCACTGGTAGCTGAAGCTGCCTGTGATGGGAGGAGTGAACAGAAGGATTGAGCCATCCTCACTCGTTTCAATGCCGACAGTAACGGTCGTTGTCTTTGTTTCGTCAGTGTAGATAGCAAAAGGGTATCCAGACAATGAGGAGTCCGACAAGTCAAAGTAAATGGTTTGACCTGCACTTGCGGTTACTTCGGCTTGACGATTGCCATCAATGTAGAACCTCTCGTTGCCGTAGTAAGTACTGACAGTTACTTGATGGGTAATGTCAGCTGCAGCAGCACGCTCCTCGATTGTTTCGACTGGAGTTTCGGGCTCTTCAGGTACTTCAGGAACTTCAGGCACCTCAGGCACTTCAATCTGATTAGTTGGGCGAGAAGCACCATCGGCTGGAGTTACCGTCATAATTTTTCCACCACTAATAGCGGGAAAAACATAGTGCTCAATAATCTGCATATTCTCGTCAAAGAGAGCTGCACGACTAATACCGATATTGCCGTAGAAGTTAAATTCAAAATTATCAGCCAAATCAATACGAAGCCTGAATGTCTCCGCATGACCAACATTTATTGCCAAATAGCAAACACCATCAGACTGAGCCACTTTAAATAAGGTACATCCCTCGTAAACAGTGCTAACAGTGTTAGGTGTCCACCAACGCTTGATTTTATGAACGTCACCACGCTTAGGATTAACCCTAAGCATCTCATTTCCTTTGTGCTTAGTTACTTGCTTTACGCCTGTAAGCACGAGACTATCGGCCATAACTTTAAAAATATCTTTCTTCTATTTTAGACGATTACGGCCTACTCTCAGGACCTTGAATTACACGTGTGCCTACACCTGGAGTTTTGCCAAATTCATAGCGCTCAATAAGCCCACCTCCAACAGTCAACAACGCTGCTTCTTTGATGCTGTGATGATTTGCAAATGTAAATACAAAACTACCTGCCAAGTCAATGTCAACACGAGTGTCAGGATTAGTGTCTAAAACTAAAACAACTTTATTATCGCCTTGACTTACCTCAAACTTCGTGCCCTTGAGGTAAGCAGGCAGTGTTACTTGATCAAACTCTTTAAATACAGATGCCTTGCGTCCATCATCAAGTTGCAAAGCAAGCTCAGTTCCAGACTGCTTGCTCACTCCAGCGTAACCCCTAAGCTTAAGACTATCGGCCATGACAATTAAAACTTGTTTCTTCTATTTTACCCTTCTACGTTGAGTTAAATTCCTGCGTACTCTTTCGTTGTGATTTGAATCACGCTTGCGTCTCATGTAATCACGTTTAGAAATACACTGACGTTCTTTATAAGCAGCGCCTTCTTCTGGCGTATTCTTAGGCCTACGCTGATATGCACACTTAGTGTTATTTTCTAATACAGTAACCCAACGCAAGTTATCGGCGTGACAATTAGTCTTGTCTTCGTCGATATGATCAATGCAAACACAACCTTTCTTATTTCCGTAGGGCAAAGGAGGTTTATCTAGGAAGGCAAAAGCGACAAGTTTGTGAACTAATACTGTGAGAACTTTTCCTTTGCCAATTCTCTGCGTTAGTTTGACTGAAGGATAACCAGCGTTGTGTTTAAGGTGCTTAAGAACTTTCTCTACTTTCCCTTTCGAGGACTTTATCTGTCCTTCGCGATTTACGTAGTATTCAATGCAGGCTTCAAAGCCTGGCAAAGTATGAATGGGTACCCATTCTTGGGTATTAATAAATTCTGACATAGCTTATAACTAAATCATTGGTAATAAGTATCTATGTCATTAATATAACCGTTAATATCTAATTATGTGGCTAAGTCGAAGCCATCAAATAAACCTTTAGTTTTGGAGTTAGCGATCTATGTGGATCGATAGAGTGTAGCTCTCCTGTCGATTTAAAACTGGGTGAATTCAGGGAAGGCTTAACGTATAGACGATGCTAATCCTGAGCCAAGCCAATCACGAACTTGATTGGAAGGTGCAGAGACTACTGGGGGAAACAAGCGTGTTTCGTAAGACCAGATCAGCGCCCAGCAGTAAATGAGTTTACTGAAGAGATAGTCCGGCCTTAGACGAAAGTCTTAGATAAACCGAATGATTTTCCAAAGCTTCTTGGTGCAGAACTTTACCGTCCTCATCCTGCCTACATCATTGAGATGGCAGTTGAGCCTGTAGTTGTACACGATTTCTCAAAGCAGCCTGGTCAGACCGTGCAGCTGGATCGTTACCGCTTCTGGGGTAAGCCTGGTACCAAGGAGTCCCGTGAGCGGACTGCAGACCAGACACTTGGTACTGCTTCAGCCCGCAATATTGTCAAGGACAAAGTCCTTGTCACCCTGCGTGAGTACACCGGCCCCGCCGATACTCGTGACGCAGCACAGCCTTCAACATTCAAGGTGGCTCGTGAAACCCTGATTACCGCTCAGCGTCTGCTGCTTGACACCGGTAACCTCAACGTTTTCCACCAGTCCATCGGTTCACTGACCCTGCTCGACGACTACCGTCGTTGGCGCGATCGGGTGTTCGCTAACGAACTCCTGAAAGCAGAAGCAGCTGGTCAAGCTGGTAAGGAGCAAGGTGGCTACTATCTGCCTGGCGGTAAGGCCAAAGGCGGCAGTGGCGGCACCCTTGGTGTTACCTACGCAGCTGGCGAATCTGCCAAGTTCGACGTAACCGCTGACCTTCTGGAAGTGGTCAAGGACATGCGTAAGCGCAATGTTCCTACGTTTGCTGACGGTTACTACCGTTGCATCGTCGATCCCACCGCAATGATGCATCTGCGTCAGAACAGCGACTTCCGTGAGATCGCTCGTTATCCGGGTACTGGGATGATCAATCCCATGCAGCCCAACCAAGCACCTAGCGCAAACTTCTATCAGGGCATGGGTCCTGCATACGGCCAAGCTGGCTTCGTCGCCGGACAACCCGTTATGCCTACCGGCTTCCTGTTTGAAGGTGTGCGTTGGTTCGAATCCACCAACCTGCCCGAGACCAACTACAACTTGGTGATTACGGACGAAGCATCTGGTGCAGCCGATTACGGCGCTAGCCAGCTGATCTTCTTCGGTCCTCAAGCTGTCGGTGTTGGCATTGGTGGTAACAACGCTCAGATCCTGTTGAACAACAACGACGACTTCAGCCGTTTCATCATCATGATCTGGTCACTGTTTGCCGGTTTTGAAACCCTGAATCAGGATTTCATCACGGTTGGTTACTCTTTCGTTTACTGATAGGAGATACTAACTATGGCTAGTTTTGCATTTGACTCGGAGGCCCGGACTCCGTTTAACAACAAGATTTATCCGGGTAACTACGTAGCTGCACTGAACGCTTATCGCGATCAAGGTGTGGTTGCACTTCCAGGTGCAGTGTTCTTTCGTGGCGTTGGCGCTCTTGTGCTCAATCCCGACAGCGACTCTGTCCTGAACTCCAGTGGCGTGCTTGCTGCAGGTACTTATAGCCTGCAAATCCTGTCTCCTGACATGCGTCAAGATGACAAGCCCCGCAAGGATCGTGCTTTCGTTATCCCTGCTGGAGCTGTGGTGTATCGCACTGCTTGCTCTGCTCCGGGTGTACGTGAGGAAACTGTTGGTACAGGCGTGAGCATCACCCCTGCTGGCATCAGCACTCCTACTGCAGTTGGCGCTGACGCTGCTGCAGATGGCTACTTCGCTCCTGTTGGTGAATTCTCAGCCTTCACTTCCATCCTTGATGGATCTGGGCTCGGTTCTGCAACTGCTGTCCAAGTGACAGTTGCTGGTGGCGGACTTATTGCAAGTCAGAAGGATCCTGCCGGTGCTGGTCGTAATGCACCTTCTGCCATCCTGGTGGAAGTTTGCTACTTCCTGCCTGATGCAGCTCCTGACTACGAGGATGTTCACATCCCCTATGCTGTAGAAGCAGGTCAGAGCTGATTAGTAGATACAATCACATTAGATAGTGGGGGCACAATAGCCCCCATTTTTGTGCCTATAATGAACCTATGTGAGATATACGCAGATGAGTAATCTATTTCAAGATCAAAAAACGGGCAAGCTTGTAGAGTTTATCAATAAGCACGACAAAGAATTTGCAATGGTGAAGGACGCTACAGGAAATATTACGTATGTCACTCTTGAGCAGCTTGTTCCTTATGACCGTCAGAAAGGACGTTTGGCAAAAGTAGAAGCTCCACAAATCATGGTTGAGCCTGAAGAGCAGCTGCCAGAGACTGTTGTGCCTATCGAAGACGTTCGTTTGAATTTGAATACAGCACCTGCCGAGCAAATTGCCAAGCGACTTCCTGGTGTGGGCTATGCCACTGCAAAGCGCATTGTTGAGCTACGAATGTCACTGTCAGGTGAACGCTTTGCAAACCTCAAACAGCTTGAAAACATTCCGCGTGTGAACTGGGATCAACTGATTGAAGAAGACCTGATTTTCATTAGTTAAAATAGTAATATTAATAGTGTGGCCGAGTAATGAATTCAAATATCGAACAGATATTGTTAGCTCAAGCAGCACGTGAAGCTGAACAAGGTCCAAAACTTAGCGACGTTGTAGCTCTAGGTGCCGGTGGCGGCGCAGCAATAGGTGGATTACTTGGAACACCCGTACACGGTATTGGCCAAGCAGTTGGTGGAATGAGGGGTACAAATCGAGTATTCAAGCCAGGAGCACGCATGGCCGGTGGCTTGGTAGGAATGCTGATTGGTGGAGGACTAGGAGCTGCAGCACAGCAAACAGCAAGGCAGGAAACAGGAGCTGCTGGCTCATTGCTTGCCAAAATTCAAGCACAGGGTGGCATGACCGCAGAAGATGAGATGGCACTTGAAAGTATTCTTAGGCAAGCGTATTCACAGCAAGGACTGTTGGGCTAATGGAGTTAGACGAGCTAAACAAATCTAAGGTTAGGTTTCACCTAGGCATTAACTCAGGTGCACAAATCCCTGCAGGCGATAGAGCAAGGGTGGAAGAGGCAATGGCTCTTGTGCCAGATGAATACTGGTTTCAACAAGTCATCAATCACATTCGTCGTTGTGATGATGCATGGAAAAACAGTGAGTACTTCCCAGAGGATTCTGGTGGCTCACCGAACTACAGCCGGTTAGAGCAAATTGCAGGTGACGTCCAACGTACGATTGCCACATCAGATCCCTTAAAAGGGGATGAATACTTCCGTGAAATCTACCTGCGTGAAGTAGATCGCCTAGCAGAAACATTATATGTACCTAACTACCGCAGACCCGACGTACGTCGTTATCTCTTTGAGCGTGCTGGCGCTGAATTCATTATGGCCGTACCTGGCCCTGCTGATACTGCAGTAGGAGATCGCATGATGTTTGCTTACCACTGGCGATAATTGTAGAATAGATTTAGAAAATACTTGAGTAATTATGGCAACTCAAAAGATTACGATGGGACGAGGTAGAGATACTGAATACCTGTCAAAACTTAGGGCAGCACAAGCACAAGCTGATGCTGATAATAGTTTTATGTGGGGCATGCAGACTGTCTACACTCAAGGGGCGGGTCAAGCAAGTAAGACATCCCGCAATCCATTGTATGGAAACAGCAATCTTACAACTGGAGACTTGGTTGATGGTGCTACTGGCATCTTCAAACCTCGGTATGACGATGCAGGAAATCAGGTAATTGGCGATCCACTAAATACGAGTGGCTTCTTAGACGGGCAGACATCAATGACAGTTCGCCCTCAAACAGATCCTGAAGTATCAGGAATGCAGGCAGCCGAACGTATGGCATTGATTGCTCAAGGCAGCCAATACCCTGGCTTAAACGACCGTTCACAAACAATGGGGTTCTGATATGAATAAAGAAAAGCTGGCACGTCGTAAAGCAGCTGGAGATGACCCCACTGCTATATCAAAATCGAATAGTACATTTGCTGGAAGTATTTCTCCTCAGCCAATGCCTGGCATGCCACAAGGTCCAGGCAACATGATGGGTGACCCAAGGAACGTTTCCTCTATGTACGGAGGAGAATCTCCTAGGTCTGCATTTGATCCTGATAACAAACAATCTCCATATGGAGACGGTGTTTTTGGAAGTGAAGTTCAGAACCAAAAACTGACAGGCAATATTGAAATTGTTGGTAGTAGCAAATTCAATCAGAACCAAGTTAAGGGTCCAGATACAGGATTGAACAACATTCCATTAGGAATGGTTAGCAGCCCTGTAGATGAAAATGCACGGATGATGGAGCCATACTATTTGGCACAAGCAGCATCTTCACGTGCAGAACAACTCTACGGAAAAGGTGAAATGCCTTCTTATCAAGTAGGACCTTTAGGTATGATGGGAACATCGGTAGAAGTTGGGCGACCTAATAGAGGTCAATACCCTGGAACATTGACTCAGCAGTCCGCAAATTATCTAGGACTTACAGGAACACCAGATGTTCAAGCTGGCATGAATACCAAAACTGGTGGTCGTAACAAAGACAAAGGAGTAGCGTAATGGCATCAACATCCACAAACAAACAGCCAATGCTGATTGACCGCGTACTGCACGTGGTCGCGGACTTAAAAAACCGTACCGTTAGCAGTACAGCTGGCATCGAGATTGGTGGAACTAACGACGCACTTCTGCTTGTTGATGCAACAACGAGCGATGGCTGCATCATTGAAGAAGTTTATTCATACAGTCGTGGTACTGATTACACGATCAACTTGTACCTAAGTTCAGCAGCTGACTATCTAAGACCTACGCAAGGTATCTACATTGGAACCTTTGATTGCACTGCTACGAACCTTGCGAGAGCGACATGGGATAATGCACCTAAAGTCCTTGCTCCAGTTCCTGGTGCAAATACAAATTCAGGACTACAGCAGTTCCAAGCCCTATATCTCCCTAAAGGTAAAGCACTGTGGGCTGCAGTTGTCGCAAGTAATGCTACGGATGCTGCCGACGCCGCTCCTCTCATCGGAGTACAGGGCGGCCTGTTCTAATGGCTAAAAAGCAAAACGGCTTTGGTAAAGCAGAGTCCTTTGCTTTTAAAGACTTTGGTCGTATTGATAAAGGCAAAGCAAAAGGCGCAGCTGGTTTATATCCGTCTAACAGACGATTCGGATCATCGGTACAGAGGTCTGTTATCGAAAAATATGATTTAGACAGTGATTGGACTAAGTGGCGGAAAGGCTTTGAATATGCAAACAAAGCTGCTTGGTACAGGATTGAAACATACAACGATGTATCTGAGGACTATGAGGTATCAGAAATTCGTTCAAAACTGTATCAGGGCACTGCTTATGAAATTGACGTAGTCTTTGATGGCTATAAATTCGCAACACAAGGAAGTGACAGTAATAATCACTATGTAATGAAGCGCACGGTTGAGACAGACGTGGATCTTGGAACAGTTACGTCAGTGCAAAATGACTCATTGAGCTATCCGAAGAACAAAGCAAACCGTGAAATATGGGTAACAGGAACGGGTGCAGCACAAAGTCGTCTACTTCTTGAGATGATTGGTGACCGAATAACAGATGGTACAACAGAAGCATCTTTAAATTATGTCCTGAATTCAGAGCAGAAGCCTGCTATTTACATAGGCAAATCATCTGAGGATTTGACAAGTATTAAAGTCACTGTACCCCTGAATACTATTTCTGGTTTGGACACAACAATCCAAAACAACTATAACCTTCTGGTAGGTGATGTTATATATGTGCCTGAGTTTTACATTGAAAAATCACTGAGCTTGGTAGATCAAGCTGAATTCGTTGATGACACTGAATTTTTCAGAGTTAGTGTGGAGGATTACATTCCGCCTACAAGCATTGAAGTGCTTGATGCATCAGGTACATTGCCGCCTACCTTGTATGATATTTCAACCCTTCCAAAGGTGTTTACCAGCAACAGTGCTGAACTTACTGTGGAAGGAACATTCGTATATAACAAGGAGCTGTATCAGCGCTTTTGGGGTTCTCAGTATTTAACAGCAGAAGTAGTTGAAGAGCAGATTAATACCGTCAATTATTCAATCATGCCGTTCAAGATATTGGGTGTAGAAGTAATTAATAATAATCTTGTAATGACCTCAGTTCCTTCAGTTACAGAGTTCAAACTGATCTCGGAACCAGACAGTGGCACGACATTGATTTTTACTGACTACAGCTTCACAAAACGAACGGTCGATTCATACGATAATGTTTACTATCACAATGACAAGATAGGGCAAAGGAAATGGGATAGGATTGACACTGACGTAGATCCATGGATGGATGAAGTCTTTACATCTGGAAGCGCACTAAAACCAGCCGTAATCTATGCGTGCAGTTGTCCCAATCATTCGCAGGCAATTCTTTCGGCTCCGCAAGAAACACAAGATGAAGGCACACGTAAGATCAACAGACAAAGGCGCTATCCGCTGCCAACAGTACTAAGTGCAGGAGACTATGACGCAATTGGCTTGAATGGAGTTGCTGGTAAAGCTGAATCGTGGGAAAGCAGGGAACACCGAATGAGTTTCAAGATGTGCAAACACACGATTGCATCGATGTTTATTGAACGAATTAAGATCCAAGAACCAAACAGCTATCCATCGATTGAGTCAAGACTAAAGTTTGAAGATAAACTCAAAAAAGATATTGATGCGATTGCAAATAAGTTCACTGCATCTTATAAGCGTGGCGGAATTACAGCACTAGAAGTTGTATTCGCATTAGCCCAAGGCCTTAACCTGAGTGATACGGAAACAGCTTACGTACTGTTTAACAATAACTTCTAAAGATACAATAAATAGTAGGAACTATTGTGCCGTGTTGCGAGATCAGGCATATGGAAAAACGCTTATTACTTCGAATGCTTGCTGGAATTTTTACGTTTCAAGCGGTGTTATTTAGTGCAGGATTTGCGGCCTGCTGGTTGAACGGCGGACTAAAGGTATGCCCGGAGCTTGGGCAAAGATATGAGAATACATTCAATGTAATGATTACATCGACAATTGCACTATTGACAGGTACACAGTTAAGGAGATAGAGACCTGCTTGTCAATCTAGCTGAAGACACGTAGTTTTAAGATTACGTTAGCCTTGGAAGGAAATAAGAAGGGGAGATGCTGATGCTTAAGCCAGGTGATTTTGACCTACCATTAGAAAAAGAGCTGCGACTTCGGGTAATAAAGAAAGAAATCGAAGAATGCAGTAGTGTTGATGCCTTGCGTGAAAACCTCATTAGCTGTTCTGAATCATTAATGAAGTATCAGCATGTTTGCGCAAAGCTTGCAGAAGAGAATCTCAAGGGATTCATGAATGACTTTATGGAAACGTTGGGCATTGATATAACCGAAGAGGCTTAAACATTATTAGTTGGATGCTTAAAGAACTAATTGGATAAAATAACAAGAGGATTATTATTCTTGTTATAGGTTTTTACCCATGAAGATTCAACTAAAGCGCTCTAATATTTTAGATGGTGATCAGGCGAAGCAACCAGAAGTAGATCAGACAGAGTATGGTGAATTGTGTGTCAACTTTAACGCCACTGATGCAGCATTATTTATCAAAGATTCATCCGACAACATTAGGCGTGTTGGTGGAAGCATTCAAGCAGGTAGTAGCGCACCTGACGCTGATACATCAGCAGTTGATTGGTATCTAGACACTAGCAATGGTGGGCAACTTTACTATCGCAATACAATTAATAGTGCTTGGCATGAAGTGCAAGCAGTTGCAAAGTTTGTTGGTGGCGATGGAATTGATATAAGCAATACAACAGGCACTCAGACAGTAAGCGTTGAACTTGCTGGTGGGGATGATGGTCTAGAGTTTAGTAGCAATAAGCTCACAGCTAGTATTGCTACAACATCTAGTCTTGGCTCAGTGAAGGCTGGTAATGGGTTAGATGTCGATGGTAGTGGGTCACTTAGTATTGATATTAGTAATCCAATTGCACCATCACCAAGTGGATCCTTTGGTTACTGGAGTAGGACTGGTACATCAATAACAACACGCACAAGCGGCGATGATTTAGACATTACAGGTGATTTTACTGCCACCACGGCTACATTGGGTCAGCTTTCGTTTGATACAAGGACAATATCTTCAACAGGAGCCATAGCTCTTGAAGCAGGAGGCAGTGGTACCATTAACTTCAAGACTAAGAACGAATTCGACAGGTACTTCTTTTACAATACTGATGAAACATATTTTGGTTCAATATCTGTAAGCTCTCTAACAGCAAATCGTTTTTATTTGCTACCTGACCAAGGCGGCACAATTGCACTAACCAGCGATATCATTCCTACTGCAACTGGGACTTTTGTAAAGCTTGCTGGTGATAGCACTATGCAAGAAATTACGGGGACTGGTGGATTAGAAGCAGATAATTTTAAATGTACGTCTATAATGACCCCCAAAGTAGAAGCCACTAATCAACTTACTTTAGAAGCAGGCGGTTCAGGAAGGGTAGCCTTTAAAACAAAGATAGGTAGTGGCCAATATCGATTTTTCAAAGCAGATGGATCCCAATATGGAAATA